CCAAATGCTCCAGTAGGTCCAACGGGTCCGGTAGGTCCAACACCACCAATGGGTGTGCCGCCTACTAAACTGCCCGCTGGCAATTCTGCCAATCCGATAGAATTTAAAAACAATCCCTTAGGTCCTGGATATGTCACAAAGATTTCTTTGACGCCGGCACTGAAGTTTACAATATTGTTACTGTTGCTGCTGGAAATAATTTGACTTCTTGATATCTGTTGTGTGGTTGAATTAAATTGGCCTAAGCCAATTTCAAACTCACCAATGCTACTGTCTGTAACCGCCGCATAGTAAGTGGTGTTGCTGTCACCTATGTCGTTGAAAGGTCTAAAGCCAGCCGCAGGGCCTTGCAGTTGAAAACTTCCAGTTCCCACTGTGATTGTTGTTTCTTTAACTCTGTCTTTTAGTACCAGTGCCATTTATTGTCCTTGTTTAACGATCAAATCCGTGTAGTACATTGATAGGTTTATTGGGAATTGACGGTCCAGTAAATTGAATATAATATCCAGCAGCATATCCTCCACCAGGATTTTGTACGATTGTGTAATTTGTATTGAATATCTGTATGACGTTTTCTACTAACACTATCAAGTGCTGGCCGCCCCATGTGCTGCCGCTTTCTATAACGCTAGGAGGAACAGGGCTCAGTGGGCCAAACAATGTGGAAGATCCGTCGCCGAATCCTAGACTTTGTAAAGTTATAGCGGCTGCTTCTTTGAATCTTAAATTTCGCCAAGCACTGCCTTGATATACTTCAACTTCTGTTGTTGTAGTATTGAAACGTATCATTCCCACAACGGGTGTTATTGGCCGTTCTGCCGTGGTGCCTTTTGGCAACAACACGTTGTTGGTAGAATTGATAACAACGTCTCCGCCGATGCCCACGGCTATGCCAAAGTCTATCACTTGGCGTTTGTTCAACAATTGTCTTTGTAGATATCGCATTACAACACCAATGTACTCACTGTGGCTACTAAATTTGCAGGCAACTCTGTGTTGGCCACGAGTCTATCTCCGTTAGCCAACACTATTTTTTCAGTGTCAAATGTCACTGTTTCACCTGCTGGCACCAACAGTTTATTGACCACTAGATTAGTATCTGTCACTCCGTCGCCATTGGCCACAATGTGCAAATACAGATATGTTTGATCTGCTGCTGGGTCTAACGGATCAAACGGTATTCTGTTACAAATCATAATTGTTGTCACGGCATTGTTGCCAGATGACACAAACAAGTTTGTATTTGTATTGTTGATTACTACACTCTGAACCGCCATGATTTTTCCTTAAAATAACATACTAAACAATAACGCACGATTTTTACTTACCAACTCGTCTTGTAAATTTATCACAGTTGAACCATCAAAGTCAATTTTTGTATTGACATAATACAGGCCAGTGTTGCCGCTGCCCACTGCTGTTTTTGTATAAATTTTGCAAGCGCCTGCTGTGGGTGTTGGGTCTGATTGATCCAACAAACTTAACACAGCATCCATGTCCACTTCACCGGTGTTACTGGTAATGGTCAAATTGTTAACACTGCTATCAGTAATGGTATCGCCGCCGATGACAATATTACCAATTTCTAATCCGCTGGAGTTAATTTCACCAATCAACACGTTGTCTACTTTAAATTCAATAACGCTGGGCAATGGATTATTCAAATTGCTTTGATCTTTGGTACGCACACTGGTATCACCATCTTCAATACCAGGTTGCAAAATTCCTGTAAACGAAGCAGTAACATAGTCCACCATTGCTTGTGCATTGGGAATGAAATCCCCGTTTATTGGTTGTTTTAAAGGATCACTATAATCTAATACATTTTGTTCGTAGTTAGTAGTGCCCTGCACTGTGATAACACCTGAACCTGATCCTACCAATGCTAAATTACTACCACCGGTCATGATACTGTTGGTTCTTAGACCCAACAAAGTGCCTGATTGATTTCTAAAAACAAAAGTTCCCGACACTGTAGTTGCCAATGTAGGACTGTAATGACTTATTGATTCGTTAAAAAATATTTCTGCATTAGGCAATGATCCTCGATCAATTTCAATACCTGCCTGCACCAATGTGATTCCAGCACCGCCTTCGCCTTCATTGATTACTATGATATTGTCGTCCACAGTCAAAGTAGAAGAATTAATAGTGGTAGTAGTGCCGTTGACTGTGAGATTACCAGTGACCAACACATTACCAATCGTAGAACCGGTGTCTAGAACAATAGTACCACCAGACTGCACTATTACTTTATAGCCACCATCTTTGACGTGAACAACTTTCATCGCAGTATCCTAAATTAGATTGCTGTCAGCACAATAACGTCAGTTGACGAATCATTTTCTAAATACCATGTATAACGAACACCGCTAAAATCAGTAGCAACACGTTTGGTAATTTTAGCGATAGGTACTGCATTTGCATCTGCTTGATAAGGTTGTGTAAATCCCATCATTAACATTTGGCCTGCTGCGGCCGGTGTTGTACTTTGTAACACGCAAGTTTGACGATCTGTTCCGTTAGTTGTAATAACAAACGTTTTTGCGCCGCGCTGCTTAATAATAAACGAAGCTGCACTTAGAGTGCTGCCATCATGTGACTGAACTTTGATGCCAGTGTCGCTGACCGGGGTGCCGATAACATCAGTACCTAATACATCTTTTCTTAATGGACGTCCCATTTGTTTCTCCTTATGTTGACGTTCTAGGTCTACGCAGTGGGGTTACTGCATAAGTTTTGCTGGTAAACAAAATCATTTTTAGACATGATATTTAGCCATTTTGCTCAAGTCATAAAAAAAGCGGATGTTGCCACCCGCTTTGTTTTTCTTTTAAAAAAGATTTGATTAACTGAATCGAACGTTTGCGTTTGTGATAGCAACGTTAGCCAAGTAATCAGCAGCATTACCAAGAGATGATGCTGTGTTGGTTAGTTCAACATAACCATAACGTGTCATGAATGACACGACTGGCTCGAATGTTGATGGATCTAACACAACGCCACTGCTCATCAATGGAATGTATGGGCAGTAGAATGCTGGTGCATCAGATTCGCTAGAACCTTTGTAACCAATCAATACGCCTGTGCTGTCGCTAGCATAACTGTCAACATAAACACGCATTGCACTGTTCAATGTACCAACAAACTTGGTGTTTGTAGGTGCTTCGAAAGTACCTTCAGTAGTACGAGCAAACGCACTAGTTGTAGCACTTTGAAGAATTGTCAATGCCATTGGGCTAACCACTGCGTAGTTACCAGCACCACGACGTGTACGCTGAGCGATCAAGTTAGCAGCACGGTTGATTTGAACTGCCAATGCGGCATGCTCATCACCAACGAATGTTGCTGTACCAGAAACTGCAGCCTGGTTGTATGTTTCAACGGCTGTGCCTGCTAATGAACGTAGAGATCCTAAGATTTCTTGATCAATTTCAGCAGTGATTTCTTGTGCCAAAGCAGCCATGATTTCTGCTTCGATGTCAATGCCTTGTTGGGCTTGTGCATCTTGCGCAGCTTCAAATGTCCAACGAGCACTTAGTTTACGGGTTTTAGCCTCAACTACTTGCTTTAGGATCTGGATGCTCATACGCTTACCAGCAGCACCTTCTAAAGTAGCGGTGCTACCTGCTCGGGGTGTTGCTGCTGTCTCGTTACCAGAATAACTAGCAGCAATTTTGAATGGGCTTAGAGCCTCTTCACCTGCTAGAACACCAGCGCCTGCTGATGTATCTGAATAACGCACACGTAGAGTGTGAATTTGTCCAACTGGACCTGTCATTGGCTGAACACCAACCAACTCGTTAGCGATAACGGTTGGCATGACACGACGAATAACTGGCAATATCACACGGTTTAGTGTTGCGACATTACCGGCAGAGGTAGCACCTGCGGATGCTGACTCAGCCAAATACTTGCGAGTATTTTCTAGAGTTACAGACATCGAACTTCTACGGGTACCGTTTAGGCCTTCTAATAGAGCCTCTTTGGTCTCTTGCCAACGACCATTTAGTAGATCTGACATTTAGTTTTTCTCCTTAAACTTTATAATCCAGCAAGACGTCTAATACTTCTGATATTAGAATCGTACTCGCCACTAACTTGAGTACTGGAAACCTTATTTCCAGTAATTTCTTTTGCCTCTACTAGTGCCTGTTTTTGTTTTGGTTTTGTTTCGCCGGCAATTACCGCTGGTAGATATTTTTCAAAACTATTTTGTAATTTTGGTGTTTGCACACTTTCTAACAGCTCAGACATAATGTTTTTCTGATCCTTGCTCAGTGGAGCAAAAAGTTCAGCCATTGTGGTCTGTCTTTGCATAGCATCTTGTAAACGGTTGACTTCTGACTCTTTACTTTCTAAAATCTTTTGTGTCGCTATTACCGCAGTTTTTGCTTCAGTAATGGCTAGATCTTTCAGGTCTATGACCTTGAGTAATTTTGAAGTTTCAGATTTCTCGTTTAGGTAACTTGCTTGGTATTCAGAAGCAAAAGCTTCGAATAATTTACGTCCAAAGTCGTTGCGACGAGCACTCTCAATATCTTCTTTGAGTTGGGTAATTTCTTTAGATAGGTTGTTACCGATCATAGACTCTACCATGCTTGCTGCACGTTTTACAAATTTCTGTTTTAATGCAGAAATCTGTTCTCTACCTTCTTTGACTAATTTGACCTTGGCTTCAGCCAGGTCTTGCTTGTCTTGATAAAACTCTGCAATTTCTTCAGATAGAGCATCTATAATGAATTGTTCAAGTTTTTGGAATTTATCTGCTGACTGTTTCTGATCTTCGTGTAGTTCTGAAATTTCTTTAGCCAGTTGATGAACCATAAATTCTTTCATCTTCTTGCCATCGTCTTTCATCTTCTTAGCATACTTGGCTTTTGCTTCTGCCAATTGTGCCTTGTCTTCCTTAAACTCTTGAATTTCAACAGCTAAGTGTTCACTGATCATTTTGTCCATGGCTTCTACCATGACTTGTTTGTCATGATCGTAGCGTTGAGCAAATTCTTCGCGTAATTGTTGTGTAACTTCTTGACGGTTTTCAACAACTCTGCGATCCCATGCTTGTTCAATTTCTGCTCTCATCTCCTCAGAAATCACATTGTTTTCAAACAAAGTTTTTAACGAATCCAACATGTATTCCTCCTATTATTGGAGACCGCCTATTATTCTTAATAGGCTTTCCTTGAGATACTTCTGCGCTTTCGGGTCGCCCTGCACCTCCTTCGCTATACGAAGGCTACTTAAACCGCCACGAGTGTTCATGAGATTTTCGTAAATTGGTGTAGGATACGCACCGGGAGCACTTGGTTGAGCAACTATATCCACCGTAATGATTTCAAAGTCGCTGACGTGACCAGACCCGTCATCTCGGACGTTTCCGGAACCTCTGCTACTTACACCTAATTTAACGCCGGCTTCTAACATAGTTTTGACCAGCATGCCCATAGGGGTAGGTAATATTTTCATTTTGCCATAACCATTTGGACCGTCCATCCACATTGAGGTAATCATGTGGCTGACACGGTCTAGGTTAATTTTTAGATCGTCTGGATGATCTACTTCACCGCATACAGAATAACCATTGGCAATCTGATCGTTTAGAGTCTTAACAGCCCTGCCAATCTCGTCCACAGGATATACCCTTTGGTTAGCGTTTTTAATGCCGCCCTGTATGCAAATACCTTTCATGTACAAACTTTTACCGCCAGTCTCGTTGTCAGTTGATTCAACAACGATACCGGCTTGTGTAAACGAAAGGTTTTCACGAAGTAATAACATTATCTAGATCCAATTATACTTTTCTTATTGGTAGCAGTGTCGCCACTGCCTTTCTTTTCTGCTCCGTGACCTGCTGGCACACCCTTAAGATGCTTCACACCAGCTTTGCCGCCTGGAACATTTATGTTGCCAAGATTTTCAGTCTTGGCGTTTGCATGACCTGGTAGGCTGGTTTTGTTACCGCCGCCTTCACCGCCCTTGGCAATGTTAGCAGTTGTGCCGCCCATGTCATTCTTCTTGGCTAAGATACTTTTTGTATTGGCGCCGCCTGCTTCGCTTGTGCTAGCAACTTTGCCGCCTTTGTAGGCTTCGCCTACTTTTTCTACATACTCACGCATCATTTGCTCATCTTCAAATGCATACTGTTCTTTGGACATTATATCATCTTCATCATCCATTTCTGCATTATCTTCTTTACTGC